GTTTGCCGTTTAGCCATAAAAAAGTCCTTTTCAGTGTTTTTTTGTGGTTCTTGCGTAATCGGTGGCGTGTCAGTCTGTGAACGCTTCAGGTTTTGTGCGGCTGCTCTTTTGTTTTGTTGTGCTGCACCTTTTCGTGAGTTGCAAGACTGATGGGCAGGCTGGAGATTGTCAATCGAGTTGTCGCCCCCGAACATGAGGCTGACTATGTGGTCTGCTGTGTTGGCTCCTGCTTTGCCGCATAAGGCACAGATGGTTGCTTTGCCATCGCTAAGGATTTGTTTGCGGTTGGCTTTGTAGATGGGGTCGTTGTATGGGGATGTCATGTTGCTGATGTTACTAGCGCCCTTGCTTCGCTGCGGTTGCTTTCGGGCGTGTTCCAGTCTCGGGTGTTTGTGCCCCCCACATTTCACAGCGGTGTGCTGTTGGCTGCCGGACTGTTTAGGGTGGAACACCAATCGCCTTTTATGTCGTTAGGGAACGCTGCACAGTGACTGACACCAGCATCACTTCACTTGAGTCATCACATAAGGCTGGGCGCACTGCTCGACCCTACTTCCGTAGTGTGCATACCAACAGAGTGCAATCCCCTATGTGGCCTTTGGTCGTATTCAGTTGTAAAGGACTGTCAGTCTCGGCGGATGCCTTGAAGGATGGCAATGCCAATGGAAATTAGTAGGGCGTACCATGCCAGTATCAGCATTGTGAGAGCCTTTGGGCTATGAAGTCTAGATCTGATGGTCTCCAAAGGTAGCACTCAGCATGAGGGTGCAGTGTTCTTAACCAATGCAGTTGAGCCTCTGATGGCTTGCCTTTCTCGGTCTTGAGTTCAGCGAAGATGAGGCCACGCTCGATGTGTGCCATGCAGATATCTGGATAACCCACTGAGCCTGTGGTTATGTATCGCCCGGTTCGTGTCATTGAGGGTTGGCTATGGTGCAATGACCAGCCATGAAGGTAAGCAAGAGCCTTAACCTGTTGCAGGAACGAAGCCTCACTAATCGCAATCATCTTTTGTCTTTGCCCAGCATGAAACCGCACATGAATACAGCACTAAGCATGATGATGAGGCTGAAAAGGTCTAACATTTAGAACGGTTCTTCTGCTGTGTCGTACTGTGGCGCTGGCTGTTCGCCGTTCTTGAGGGTGTCAATGTAGGCACTGGCTTCTCGTTTAGTCCAGCCTTGTATTCCTGCTGGGACAGTGCGGCCCATGGATTTGCAGACGGCCCTAATCATGTTGAGTTGCTTGTCGCTTGCAAGGTTGGAAGGCTCTGTGATTTGGGTATCGCCTTGCATACGCACGACCTTGCCCATTTCCTCACGGCTAGGGCGCTTAGTGAAGTCGCTGCCTGATAGCCCGGCATTAGCAAGTGCACGACCGACAGCACCTGTTTCACAGTTCTCTAGGTGGCTGGTTTTGTTTACATTGCCTTGGCCACGGATTTCTTCTGCCCAGCCAGTAGCGATAATTTCACCATCAAGCCACAGTTCGGCTTTGAATACGGCAATATCACTCAGATAGTGCACAAGTTCAGTAATAACACGAGCATCAGGGTGAGCCTTCAGGAACCTGTCTAGGCGACTGGCTACTGGCTCGTAATCGTCGAGGTTAAAGGCCACGGCTGTACTCATTTGTTATGCGGTTTAACTCTGCTTCAATGCGCTGCAAAGCCTCTTTAAGCAGTTTGATTTCTTGCTCTTTGGCGTAAATCATGTCTGCCACATCATCGTTGTGTGTGTACTCACTCATCGTCAGCCAACTTAACGCTCGAAAGGTATGAGAACCCTTTAGAAGGCCCAGAAGTATTAAGTGATGGGTGCCATGAGTCTCTTAACTTTTCGGCCAGCGTTGGGATGGCATGAAGAGCGCCCACAGCCTCTAGCACAAGGCTTGACTCTTTGAAGCGGAGTTCGAGCGCCAGATTGTGGCTTAGGTTGGTTAGTTTGGCGATTAGTTCACCTGTTGATGTTTCCATTGTTTTCCTTTGTTTAGCAGTTGCGTTTCCATCTTTGCACATCCTTGTGACGGGATTGGCAGATAAACTTTTGTAGGTGCTTTTGCCCTTTTAGGCAGCCCCAACCCCAAGGCCCGACGCGCCATATCTTACGCCCGTCAGGATTGATGTGAGACTTGAAAGCAATGGCATCAGCAACCTTGACTTGCTCGATGGGGCTACGCCCCTTAGCGCTCGAAGTGTCTGACCATGTGCGCCAAGTCTGGCGGTGAATGCCAAGACCACCTGTGTAGGACTTTGTACTGTGTTGCCAGTTGCCACCAGTTTCGCACCGGGCTAACTGATCGTAGTAAGCGTCAGGCAGTACGCCTTTGTATTTGGCATGGGAATTGGCAGCCGCATTTGCTTGGGCTGGTGTGGATAGGGCAAGGATTAGCGATAGTGCCATGAGTTTCTTAATCAACTCTCTCTACTTCTGTTGGCGGCCCCCATGAATGCCAAGACTCTGCCCGTTGGCAGACTTGGGTGTAAACAATCAGGCCTGTGGTGATGTCTGTAAAGACCTGCACCATGGTTTTCTTATCTTTAGACCTTAGAGCCACATAGCCCCATGTCGGTATCATGGTCGGTTGGCCATCATTTTAAGCCATAGCCAGCATGAAACCCAGCCCATAATAAAAGCGTAAATGAACTGTGTGTCAGTCATTAGAGGCCCTTCCAGATGCGTATTGGGCGGCGGTGGCACTCTGGTCGCAAAGACTTGGAATAGCGCTCTGTGGGCACGCACAGACGGCTTGCAGCGGCTTTACGCATGACAGCGCCCATGGCTCGTGGCTCGTGGGTTGTGAGTGTTGGGTGCAGGTCGTTCATCCATTCCCAAACATGATCAGTGGTGAAGTCCATTCGGTTCATGGATAGCAATATGACTACTTTGTAGGCTTCTTTGGCCCAGAGTTGGTCAGCGTTAAGGCCGACTTGCTCGATGGCTTGTTCAGCAAGTGCGATGGCTAGAGGCTCATCGAATAGTGACGGTTGGTCTGTCATGGTGTTTCCTTTGGTTAGGCCCTTTGAGTGGCTAAGAATGACTATACACAATTTGAGAAGTCGGTGGTGGATTTCGCCAATGGAAACAAACTACTCTCCACCACCTAGCCCCAGCACCGCTCAAACAGTGGCTGGGAGTACTTGTCAGGCTGGCTTTAACCTTCTGTATTCAGCCTCAAAATGTTCCAAATCTTGCTTTTCCAGTTCCAAATGTATCCACATCCCACCTGTGCCAGCCGATTCTTCCTTGGTCTTGTACTTGACGACCCCTGCCATGCCTTCACCACGAGAGCAACGGTAGCCAGCACCATACTTCGTGCCGGGCATCTTGTAGAAATGCACTTCCTGAACTTTTAGGGCTAGGGAGTTTGTGACAAAGAATGTCCAAATTGCTTCAAGCACTTTAATGTCACTGTGGCCAATGTCCATGGCGTAGCCAGTGGCGTGAGTGCTCAGGTTTGGCTTGTCTCGCATAGGGCGATTGACATAGGTGCCAAGGTTTGTAACTTTCCAGCGCTTTGTGCATAGGTCTAAGCACTTGGCTGTGATCGGCTGGGTGGTCTTGCCATCCCATGCTGGGTAGTACCTGTACGGTCTGGCAGCCATTATGAGTTTGACGGGGACAGCACTTTAACTGTCGCCGTTCCGGTAGCGGCTAATGCGTAAAGCGTTTCTTGCTCGTCTAGGAATATCTGTTGAAAGCCCAACTTTGGGATATCAAGACCTTGAGCGCTGGAGACATTAGAGCCACCTAAGTGAATGTCTTGTGTGGTGCTTTGCACATAGATGGTTTGGCTGCCAAAATTGGTGCTGTGGATTAGCACTGGTGTAGTTGCGCCTACTGTATAAACAGTGGTTTTCATGGTTGTGGTTCCTTTGGTTTGTCTTTGAGGCCGTTCCCAGCAACGATACCCACAAGGGCACCAGCCAATGTGGAAAGTACATAAGTCAAGATACTGACCATGTCTTGGTCTAACTGGCTGGCTTCGACTGGTTGTACTACGAATAAAACGCCGTAAATCATTGCCATTACTGACATCATTAGAACGCCACATAGGCACACAGCAACTACGAATACTAGGCGTGCCTTTATTTCTTCGTTGCTTAAACGCTTTTCAAGTTTCATGGGCACTTGCTTTCTAGAAATCCGGTGGCTTTTGTGGTGTCACAGTTGTGGCGTTCACGGTCTGCGCAAGCGGTGAGCGACCCTAAAAACACCAATAGAATCAGGCTTTTACGCATTTAAGCGCTGATTTCTACGAGGATAATGCTGCCAAATTGTGAAGCGTTCATTGCATAACTTGTTCGTGAGGAGACATTGTTCTTGAACTGCACTTTGTATGTGGTTGCTGAGATTGTTGCTGGTGTATCTAAAATAACCATTGAACTTGTTGTCTGGGCATTTGGGCTATTTGAGTCGTTTTGTTGGTTTATAGCCAGTGAAGTTCCACCACGGAGAACTTGCAGAAATACATTGCAATCGCTATCAGCCATATAAATAGGGGTTGTAGCAATTACAAGAACTTTGTTTGTTGTGGCTTGTGGCGTAATAGTTGCCGTAAGGCCAGTATCCACATAAGAGGTGGTTCCGTTTGCCACCTGAGTAGTTGAACGACCTTCAATGACCTGCAAGACACGAAAGGCACCTCTAAGCGAATTTTGCTGATCTGCGGTGAGAATAGCCCCAGCCACAAAGGCTGCTGGAAGGTTGGTTGGTGTTGCCATGTTTGTCTCCTTTAGAAACTGAGAAGGTTAGTAGTAGAAAGAGTACCGAAAATAGCGTCATTGAGGGTGAGATACTGATTGCCGTCTGTGGATTCAAATTGAAAACTTATGATATGGCTACCCGGTGTGATGTTATGACTAACGCCTGAAACGATAAGTGTTTGAGATTCTGTGGCTGGGGTGCCAGTTGTAAAGTTCTTGACCACTGTGGCAATGCTGGTGAGGTCAAGATTGAAACAAATGTTTTGATTTGCTGTGGAAAGTGCAGCCATTTGGGTTGAGACATTGGTAAAGCGAAGCACTGGGTTCTTGTATTTACCTAGCAAATAGTTGCCAAGACCAGCAACTTCAGCCACGGTGCTGTTTAGCAAGTTAGTCAGGTTGAGGCTTTGCGATTGGTACAAAGCAATGCTGGTGGCATCGCTAGTGATTTGCTGTACTCCAGCAGGACTCTGAGTCACTATGTAGTTATAAAGCAACTCATCGCCATATTGCGAAAGAATTGTCTGATATGGAATTGAGCCTGTGTAACTGAATGTGGCCCCAGAGACCGGGTTAAGGACACTGGTTCTGCCTTTGAATGTCAAAGTTCCATCAGCCGCTATAAACAAATAGCCCTGTTCGCTGGTGTTTACCAGTTGTAAGTAGGTTAAAAGGTTGGTGCCGTCAGCAATGTTGAAACCGCTCGAAGAGGCTGACGCCCCTAAGGTAGATGAGCCAGTGCCAATATTGCGAGCGCCTTGGTAGGCAACTTCTGTGTAGTCCAGCACAGTGTTAATGCGAGCGCTGGTCAGTTCTGATGTGACTGTATGGGCTACAAGTGTTGTGTTAGCCAAGACGGTAAAAGCATCAGAGCAGGCTGCATACATTCTGTCGCCATTGCTGGCGATGTCGTAATCAAGATTCCAGTCTGTGATTAGCCCTGTGTAGATGGGGATGCCGTTGGCCAAGATTTGGATGGGACAGCGTGGCAGCACATATGGGTAGTAGATACTCGAAGTGTTTAATGGGTCAAGGATGCGGCTTGAGTTATTGAAAGTGACTGTGGCTGTGCCAGCGTTGAATTGGTCTAACTGGCGTGAACGGCCACGAGTGATATTTACGGATTCGACAAGGCTTGTCAGGTCTGCATATGCCAAGCCACCAAGAGTGCCACGGCCTGCCGTGTTTAGAACGCCATAGAAAGCATCATCTAATTGAAACGATTGCCCGAAACCTGTTGTGGTTTGAAACCCAACCAGAACTTGAATGGTTGGTGCGCTCACAATGACAACCCTGTGGCTGGTGCGAATACGGCACCTGACCTTCTCTGGCTTTTAAGGATGGCTTGAATAATGTCTTGACCTACTTGGTCTGGTGTCGAGACAAGCCCGGCATTAACAGTGATGTTCATACCGCCGCCCATGCCCATGTTGCCTAGACGATCAAGAGGGATGATGGCCTCTGGGCCAGCCTCGCCTGCTGTAATGGTGGTCGCACGAGTCACGACGCCACCTTCAGCCATAAGGGTTCCCATACCAATCTGTGCGCCTTGCAGATAACGACCAATTTCAGTTTGTATATCAGTGATTTGTTCTGGTGATAATGCGCCAACGGCAGCAGTAATGACATCTACTTGGTCAAGGTTTGGCTTTTTAAGCGCAACTTCAACAGTTTTGATTGTGTCGTTAATGCCTTTAAGGAACTCAGTGGCTGACGAAACACCAGCGGCGTAATACTTTTCGGCTGCTCTTTTACCCATGTTGTCTGCAAGGTCAGTCATTGCCTGTGTAAGCGTGTTGGCTTTAAGAACACCATCAGCAGAGCCAAGGATTTCTTCAGCAATGGCAGTGCCGCCATCTACGCCAGCCGCTAAAACCTGTGAAAGGGCTGTCTCTGATAAGCCACCAGCAATAAGTCTGCTGACTAACTCGCCAAACTTTTTAGCCTTATCGGCTTGCTTGGCAAGGCTGTCAAAGAATGTCATTGGCTTAGCCTGAGCGGCTGCTACTTCTTCAGTTGCTTTTGCTAGGTCTTTCTGAACCAATACAAGAGCGTCATAATTGTCCTTGTCTTGAAAAGCGTTCCATTTGTCGTATGCCTCATTAACTTTATCTTGAGCATCTGATTGTTTGTCTAAAGCCTTTTGAAGATCAGCAGCGTTTCCGGATGCTTCGGATTGTGCATTGCCAAAGTTAAAAGACCCAATAATGGCTGCCCCTACGCCTTTGCCAAAAGCGTCAAAAGCGCTTTGCGCGTCATCAAGTTTTTGTACGGCCTCTTCAAGTCTGGTGTTAAGACTTTCACGCAAAGCATCAGCAAGTTCTTGAACTTCATACCTGAGTTTTAGCGCAGCCTCTTGAGCATCTTCGTAAGCCTTGGCTTTTTTCTTGGCTGCTTCTGTGGATTTATTTGTCGAGGTTGTAGTTAAATCAACCTTAGTTTTAAGCAAGCCTTCAAATGCAGCCGCTTCCTTCAGTTTGTTAGTAACACGACCTGTGACTTGGCTTAATTGAGCAGTGGCTGCTGCTCTATCAGAAATTGCTTGGTCACCTGCTTTAATAAGTTTGACCAAAGCATTGTCTTTAAACAAAAATTCGGTGAGTATTCCAAGACCAGATTTTAAACGCCCAAACCATTTCTCGCTTGACGATTGCGCTTTGTCTGTGTTTTGGGTTACATCAACTAAAACACCAGCATAATCACCTAACTTTTTAGTGGTCTCTTTTAAGATTGGCAAGAAAAGAACACCAATTTGCGTTTGTGCATCTTTAATTCTGGCAGTCAAAATGCGTTGCTGATTGGCTGCATCTTGGGAAGTTAAAGCAAAGTTGCCCTGTTGCAAGGCTGTTTTTTCAAGAATGACTGCTTGAGCCGCAAGGCTTTTATTTGCCGGGGTTAATGCCTCTTTGGTAGTTTTTATTAGTTGTAGTTCTACTGCTTTAGTACGCAGAGTCATGTCATCTAGCAACACGCCATAGCGCCTTAGAGGTTCAGCCTCGCCACGCAAGCCAGCGCCCAAAGCCAACACAGCATCTTCTGGACTGGTGTTATTAAAGGAAGCCAAGTCGCTTGCTAATTGACTGAACTGGATAGACATTGCCGTCAGATCAGTGCCAGTTAATCCTGCTGCCTTGCCAAGCACACCAAAGGTTCCGGCTGCTTTGAGGGCTTCAGTTTTAGATTGGCCTAACTTAGTAGATGCTGTATTGCTGAAATCAACAATGGATTGACTGGCATCGCCAAAGATTTGTTCGGCCTTGCTTGTTTCCTCATTAAGGTCACTAGCCATTTTCGATGCTTTAAAGGCAGCAGCACCTAAAGTCGTTAGCGCAGCGGTAGCAGGAATCATGCTTTTCTTCATGGCAAACGCCACTTTGTCGCTTGTTTTTTCTAGTTGCTTAAATTGGAATTGGGCTTGCTTTAGTCCCTTGGCGTCAAATTCCGAGACGATGTTAAGGATTACGCTCATTTAAGTCTCATTGCACTGTTGGTCATTTTCATTACTTTGTTTACAAGTTCTTTAACATCTGCCTGAACTTTGGCGTCTGCTGCTTCGTAAGCCCTGTAAATAATACGAGATGGTGGGCCAAAACGGTTGGTTAAGTTGTCGCCCATTGTGCCTTTAGCCATCATGTCCAATGCAGATGCTTGTGGCCCTAACCATTTAATGCCAAAGGTTCCTAGGTTCTGTTTGAAACCTAAGCCAGTGTCACGCACTTTCTTGCCACTGGTAAATGCTTTGATGTTGCGGCGCACTAGGGCATCGTTCCAAGACATAATGTCAGCGCCTGACTTTCCCTTCCACGACCTTTTCATCCCAGACAGTGGGGCATTGTTTGGCAACATAGATTCGGCTTTGCCTACAACTGGTTGCACAATCTGTTTAAAGTCACGAGTGATTTGACGGCGCAGTTTCTTGTCAATGGTGTTTATTTCCTTCAATGCCTCTTTAAGACCTGAAAACTCCATCGTTACATCTACTGGCATCACTTCCGGCTTTCGTTAATCATTTTGATGACTGTCGAGAGGTCGTCAGTGGTGAACTCTATCTCATGTGGCCAAAACCCTGTGGCTATTAGCACCGCCGCTAGGGAATGTCGGTAGGTGCCTCGGAGAAAGGGCGGTCAGTTTCCTCGCTTGCAATTTCTAATGACACTAATTTCTTGATGAAATCGTCAAAGACAATCGGAACCACGATGGAATGGGTTTGGCAAGCAGCCCAGCAAAGAAACGCTAAGTCCTCAATGCCAATACCGTTAGCCATCTCTGACGCTTTGGTCTTGTACTTGCGTTCCCATTGGGTAACACACCAAAGGTTGGTGGTCACTGTAAATGGGCCTTCGCCCATGTCAGCACGAAGTTCTAGTTTCATGTCGGGTTTCCTTTGTTTGGTTTGTTATGCGACAGCGGCAGCGTATGTGCCACCACGAAATGTCAGCGAGATGCTGGAAAGTTCTCCGAGTGTTGCGTCAATGACTGGCAATGCTTCAAGGTATGTGCCGGTCAAAGTGAACGATGGGTTGGTTGCACCGACAGCGCTTGAAGTTGGCTTCATCACTACTGTGGTTGCTGTGCCCACGAGTGCTGCCAAAGTTGCGTAAGTCTCTGTGGCTGCATAGGACATGAACAATTCACAGACCAGTTCGTGGTCTCCAAGACCTGCTGTATAGACACGAGAAGTACCACCAAAGGCAGTGCTTTCAAGAGCGTCAAACTTGACAGTGAGAGTTGCTGATGTGCACTGATCTGAGAGATCAACTGCATTGACAGTAAGTGATGGGTTTGAAAGGTAAGTGCTGGTAGCCATGGTGTTACTCCTCTGGAGATGTTTCTACTGTTTTAGCAGATTTGGTAGGTGTTTTGTCGGATTTGATAAAGCCACCCTCGATGAGGGCGTCAATGTTGGTTTCTTCAGATGGCTCGAACTTGTCGCCCGGTGTTCCGATTCTTGGGGAAATGATTGTGTACATTGTTTGCCTTACGCTGTCTGTGCTTGTATGGATACTACTAGGTCGTAGCAAGGATATTCTGCACCACCAATGAGGTAGGCAGTTGGTTGGCCGTTCATCACAATCACATTGCTCGATATCACTTTGGCTGTGATGTCCAGCAGTTGGCGTAGCACTGGCAGGCCAGCAGGGCCAGAGCCAAGAACCTTGATAGGAAAAGACACATTGAGAATGTTGCCATTGCCAGCAAAGGTGGTGAACGATGGCGCATCTACAAAGACACAGTTAGGGACAATCTTTGTGGGGTCTGTTACAACCCTCAAACCAGAAACTGTGGCTATCTTGGCTGCAACATCGTCTAGGGCTTCGTTCAGCAGGTCTGTGTAAGCCACTACGCCACCTGAGGGCGTGAGATGCCCAAGAGTTGCTTAATCATTGGAGTCATCGCTGAAACGCTTGCAGAGCCCATTCCATCGAAGGTGGCAAAGGTGTCTTGCACAGAGCCACGAGAGCGCCACAAGGCGGCTGCATACATTAGAACGCCCAAGGTGCAGTCTCCGCCGGGTGAGGTTCCGAGCGCATCGCCCGTGTACCCGGACTCTTGACGCCTACGCCAGCAGAACGCATTGGCCGCTGAAGTTGCCTGAGTCAAGAGCGTGTAATCATCTGAAGGATTGTCAATGGTTATTCCGAGATATGCCATGACTTGGCTTGAAGTTACCCAAGTGCAGGTCTGGGTATATGTCAAGGTTCCGGGGGGCTGAACCGCAACACGGTCTAGATCAGTGTCGGCGTCATAGTACATGACCTGATTAGGTATCGGAATTGTTGCATCAAAGATGAGGTTGCCGTCAGAGTCTGTACCCATGAATAGGTATTGAGGCTGGGCGTAAACAGTGAAGGTTCCGTTTAGCCCAGACCCAAGACCTGAGACAGTGATTGACTCACCGACTACAACATCGTTATCTGTGAGAGTTTGAACCACTGCATAGTTGTCTATGCGCTGGTTAAAAATGATCTCGTATGTAGCCATGGCGGCTTACCGCCTTTCGGACTAAGCCTGAGTGATTTTGCGAATCATGCCGGGGATACTTGCGAAGGTACTTACATACCCATGGAAACTCATTGTCCTGCCCAAAACCGATGGATTTTCGAAACTCATGAGGGATTGAGGTGCCTCATAATACTCAAAAGCATCGCCTTGGCCTTGGCCTACTCGTGTGATGATCATTGTCTTAGCAGCAAAGTTGCTATCTACGACAAGTTGCAAACCGAGTGGGTTTCCGTTCCATGAAGATGCTGATGCGTTTCCAAGGGCGTTCTGACCTGTAAGACCAGCACCAATGAATGGGAACACTGGGCGACCAGTGGTGTCTGCAAGTTGTCCAAGTTGGCCCCAAACATCAGGAGAAACGAACATATGTGTTGGTGTCCAGTTGCGGCCATTTGAAATGTCCACCGCTGAGTCATACACGCTCTTGAGAAGGTCAGCCACTGACAAGTCCCAAACACCAGATGATGTTGCTGCTGTGAGCAAGTTGTCTGCTGCAAGATTGTCAGATGCAATCATGTATTCACCCATAAGGTCATTCAAGATTAACTGCATTGCTGCAGGGCTCGTGAACGAAATATCTTGTGCGCTCAATGTGACCTGACCAGCAAGTGTGGTTTTGGTTACTGAGTTTGAAGCAATAACCATAGTGGTTGCTGATACTGCTGCAAGTTCGTTCGCCTGTGCTGCAACGCTGGTGTGAGTTGTGATTGTTGGGCGAACAAAAGTCTTTTGCTGTCCGTTATCTGGATAGGCACGAACTCCCAAAGCCTCTACGACAGGGCGGAGAAAATTGAGGTCTTGAACCAGAGGGCCCAACACGGGGACTGGCAAGAGACCCGGCGTATCGGTTGTGATCACATCACCGGCGGCTGCCTGAATGTTTGTGCGCTTTGATGCTGTGTAATCAGCAACTGCTTTGTTCATGTTTGCAAAAGTCTGGCCGCCAGCGTGAAGTGCTGCCATGAACTCACCTGCTGAAGGCAGTGTGAACTCTCGTGCTGCTTGTGCATACAAAGGTGAGGTTGGAATTGACTCAGGTGCTGAGGCTTCGATGATTGGTTCTGACACTGGATTCTCCTGTGGTTCGGTTTCTTCAGACTCATCGGGTGCCTGTTCTTCTGGAATGGTAACAGATTCATTTGATGCAAACACGGATTCTACGAGTGCACCTGAAAATGCCGGGATGGGGACAAGCGACAGTTCTAACCAGTCGGCTGCCGTGACGATCATGGTGCCGTTCTTGTCGTTGTAACTTTCGAGCACATTGACGCCTACTGAGACGGAATCGAGCACACCGGCTGCGGCCATGGTCAAGGCATCCGTTCCGGCCTGAGTCTGAACCACTGATGCCACAAACATCATGCCTTCTGGTGTTTCCTTACGGGCAGTGACCAAACCTACTGGCTGGCTGCTGTCGTGATACATAAACAGTTTAGGGGCTTTGCCATCTACTGGCAGTGAGCCTTGTGAGAACTGCACCAAGGTGCCATCGCTCACTCGTGCCGGAACATCATAAGGCACCGCAATGCCTGATATCTGACGGGTTGGCGCATCACCAGCCGCTGCTTCTAGGTCAATGGCAAAGCCTGCCGAGAGGTTGAGTTTCATTCTGCTAACGCTTCCTGTGTGTTTTCTTGTGGTTGGTTGGTGTCCATTGAGTCGGCCATCTCGTTTTCGACCAAGAAATCATCTGTGTCGAAACAAACATAAGTGCCTCTAGGAAGCACATTATTCATGCTGAGAGTTGAAGCAATGCACTGAGCGTAAGGCTGAACACCAAAGATGTAAAGGTCAGCACGAGCCTGCTCTGATGATTGGTATGAGTAAGCACCAGTAGAAACGCCCACTAAATAGGGGGGAACTGAACACAAACGAGCAGCCTCAAGTGCTGAATAGTTGGCTGATTCGATAAGCAACATTTTGTCTGGTGATGCTGTTGTCGCTTCGTAACTGAGGAACTCATTAAGTGCAGCAGTCTGGTTAGTGGCTCGTGCAGTATTAAACTGTGCAGCAAGATCAGCAAGTTCTTGACCTGATAAAGGCTCTCCGCCAGTTTGCTTCAAGATTCCAGCAGGGATAGCAGATGAAGCGTTGCGCTTACGAGCCTCACCGATTGCCAACGCTGTTGAGATGGTCTGTTGGCCGTTGTAAACAATGCCTTCAATAGGGCAAAGAAACTGCACAACATCTTCCGTCTTGAGGAAGTTGCCAGCAAACATGATTTCTTTAGATGGGCCAAACGGTATGTTGCCCGGAACATCTGGCGTGGTTACTGAGCCAGCAGGGATACGAGTGAACGCTGAAGGAAAACCATCTTGGGTTCTGGCTGTGATGTACCAATAGGCTTTCCCATAATGCAGAAGATCATCGAATGTCCATGCCATGAGGAATGGATAAGTGACTGTTGGGTCTGGTTGGCGCAACCATGAACGAGGTGCTAACGGCACTTCTTCCATTTCGCCTTCTTCTTCATCCCAGCGCTCGGCATACATTTTCAGTGGCATAGATGCAAGCACTGAAGCCATCAAGTCACGAGCCCTAGAAATAGTTGCCACTTGCATAGCGGCTGCTCTGGCCTCTCCCTGCTGGTATGCCCAAAAGTCACCAATCATGTTGGCACCGCCATAGCCGACAGCAGCCTGCACTTCAGGCATAGGACTGATAGCGGCCTTGGTAACTTTTTTATCGAAGAGAGCCATGATGGAAGTATGCCACTTTCAGTGTGAGAATTGTGGTATTGCCCTGCTCATCCCGACAACGCCCAGAGCAATACCGCCAGTAGTTTAGCCACCCACAATGACCATCATGGGTTTTGTCTTTTGTTTTGGTTTAGACACTTGAGCGACAGCCCAGATCATTACACGGCATAATTCGATTGGCCCGGGAGAGCGTTGGCTGCTGACTACGGCCCCAGAAGGTGTTTTGACTAAAACGGCTCGGCCGCAATGATCAGCCAAAAGGGTTTCGCCATGGTGTTTTACATTGCCTTCGTGAATCATTGAGCGCACCAAAGTTGTGTACTTAGTTAATTCTGCATAGCCAGTAATGGTTGTGCGTCGGCGTAGTGACAGAGGCACATGGATATCGAGCGTTGGAGTGATCAGTAACTGCACCTCTGGGTTCTCCATGACACGAGCAATGGCAGCCCACATATCGGCTTCAGTCTCTGTCACGAACTCTGTTTGCACAATGACTTTGCCATCTACTTCAGCAGCCCTGACACCGACATATCGAGCGTCATCCACAGAACTATCCACAGATAAGAAACCACCATCAGGCATAGGGATATCGGTTTGGTTCTTTTCCCAGACTCCTAAATCAAGCCATGCACCTCTGGCAGTTATCCACTGGTTTAGGTGGGCTCTCATGAAGGAATCTTTTTTAGATACTGCTCGAAGGGCCTCAATCGTAATAGTGGTACCCAAAGAAGGGTTTGCCCAGCACCAGTTCTTTTCATCAAGAGGGTCTAAGTGTCCCGGCATTGACCATTCAGCAAAATAGAACAGACTAGGTATCCCTTTGTCTATATCGGCCATGGCCTGCTGGCGTAACTTGATCATGGTTTCACTGTTCTGGTCTCCTGCTGTACTCCACATAGAAAGCAGGGGGGACTTTCGAGCAATCTGGCTAGGTCTAAGGGCCGTGTCCACAACCTCTGCATCTATGTCGAATAACTCATCGCACACAATCAGGTCGTGAGACCCACCATGAAGGCTCTTAGTGGCAGCCCTGATTTCCCACCTAGAACCATCTGGCATCTCAACACTCTTACGCCCAATAGCAGCAAGTTTCTTACCGCCGAACGAATCCACAAGGATGTTGGCAAGCAAAGGAAAGATGGCCTCTGCACGATCAAGTTTGTTAGCCACTGACATCACCGACTGTGGTTGCTTACGAATCACAGCGCCTTCAGTCATCCACCACCCAATTAACGCCTGCAAAGCGATACTCTTGCCGGCTTGTCTGGCTGTGCTGCATAACGACTCCCGAAACTGCAACACCCCATCCCCATCATGCGCAAGTTGCCCAGACAACGCATGAACCTGCCACGGCATCAAAGTCATCTGCATATGGCGCTCAGCCCATCGAGCAACCAGCGCCCCATAAGACTCGGCCCCAACACCAACACTTTCCAATCTTGGTTGCTCTCTGCCAATCCGCCAATCATGATCTTGGTTCTTGCCAGTTCCCGCCAGTTCCTGCTGATTCTCCAAAAATACGGTGGAAAT